ATCGTGGACAACTTTATGCTGAAGAACCACATCATCAATGACAGTACGATGAAAACTGGATATGGCTTTATCGACGTAATCCTGCGTCGCCATCACCGTGCTGGCATCAATACTCAGCTCAACAGACGCCACGTTACTGACAATAATAACCATGCGGCAGGTCTGCGCACGCCCGGAGCCTTCAGCCAGTTCAGGCTTATAGCTTTCTACCATGTTAGCGACCGCAATCAGTGTTCCGGCATCGTCATACAGACCAAGTTCACGCATCCAGAAGCCGCCCACTTCTGGCGGTACAACCAGTTCAGCCACGATATAGTTTTTATTCTTGTTATCCACGCTGACTTTATTCAGGGCGTGACGCCAGACCTCATGCACCAGTTTCGTCTGACCAGCATCCGGCACCGGCAATTTGCCATTACCGTCACCCACGGCCATTGCAGACAGGGTTACTTTTTTCCCGCCGGGGACAGTGGCGGCTGCCAGCTTTGCGGCTCCGGCAGTAGTGATAACGGTTTTAAATTTCGTGCTCATTGTTTCTCACTTATCCGGGATAAACAGTAATAACATCACCATCACAGACCACACCGCCTGTATACAGATAGCCGGGAATGTCCTGGATAATGTTCAGACCGATAAGGTGGCGACTTGCGGGTTTGGCATCGGCAATCAGCCGTTCCATTTCCAGATACATCTCCTCCGTGATGCCGCTTTCCAGTACGCCGATATCAAGGCGGAAGGTTCCGGGCGGGTCGTTTGTCTCCCACCATTCCTTTACGTTAATTAGATAGCCTAGCGGCTCCACCACACGCCGGATTGCACCTATAGTGCCTTTATGACAGTGGATGAAATACGCATCGCGGATAACGGCGCGTTTTGTCGCTTCCGGCCACTTTTCATCCCATCTGTCGACCGAAAACGCCCACGCCAGCCACGGCAGCAGATTTGCCGGGCAGGTGTCCGGGTTCCACAGCTCACGAATACTGACCGGTGTTTTTTCAATTTCCGCACAGGCTTTTGCGGCGGCGACCTCAAGCGGTGATGAGCCGGTCGGCAGCAGTCGCGAATCACTCATCCGAGCCTCCGGTCACGACGCGGTATTCAGTACAGAAAGACGCCTGCGTGCTGTTAAGCACGATATCGGCCAGCGGTGCAGCCAGTTCGACACGCTGCACGCCTTCCACATGCAAAGCGGCATAAATGGCAGACAGACGGATGTCGCGCCCCAGCCGGTGCTGTGCCGTGATGTACGCTTCCAGTTTTTTCACGGCAGCAGCGCGGATGGGTTCGCTTTCGGGACCAGGGTAAAGGTAAAGCGTGGCGTTTATCTGGTATTCAACAATGGCGGCAGACTGCACGGTCACGCGGTCGGCCACCGGTCTGACGTCCTCGCCATTCAGGGCGTTACGCACCACCGCCAGCAGGTCTTCGGATGCGACACCGTTATTCTCACGTGACAGCACAGAGATGGTGACGCAGGCCGGAGACGGACTGGTGACAGAGATATCCGCGACACGCCCGTCAGCACTGCGACCATGATACTGATAGGCACCCACCGACCCGGCGACGCTTAAACCTTCAAACGCCTGCTGAATACGCAGACGATAATCGGTATCAGATTCCATCACTGCCGGTGTCGGCGGGATAGTCGAATTATCTGCCGGGGTGATAGTCAGACGCGTGGTGTTGTAATTGGCACCAATCACATCAAGGTCATTACCCGCGGCACAGGCCAGCATCACCGCCCGTGCGGCCTCATTCACACGCTGACGCCAGATAAGCTCACGATAAGCATTTTCCTCCAGCAATTTGACGAGAGGCTCGGATTCCAGCGTCAGGGTACGGGCGACCGCCTCCTGCTGGGCTTCCGGGTAAAGGGAAATCAGTGTCGCCTTGCGTTCGGCGAGAATGGTTTCAAAGTCCAGCTCCTCGACCACATCCGGTGCGGGTAGCTGGTTCAGGTCGATAATCGGCATGGTTTCAACTCACAGGGATGGTTAACGAAAGTGGCTGGCCGGTGTCGTTGTGCTGGCCGGTTAAGGTGACCGTCATTCGCCCGTCAAAACTGCGCTCAGTGGTGACGGATGACAGGGTGACGCGGGGTTCCCATTTCAGCACCGCCATGTAACAGGCGACCTTAATCTGCAACTCAAGCGCCGGGGTCTGCGGCTGGTCAATCATTGACGCCAGCAACGAGCCGTAATCACGACGCATCACCCGCGAGCCGACCGGTGTGCGCAGGATATCGCCGATACTCTGGCTGATATGCTCAAGGTCAGTGACAGTCAGGCCATCACTGCAATTCATTCCGAGATAACGCGCTGTCATAGAGGGCTCCCGGTTGTGCCGCCGCTGTCGCCGGGGTGTTTATGGGTATGCAGTACCTTACCGTTTGATGAGAGTTCACCGCCGGTGTGTTCAATGTTGCCGCGCATCGTCCCGCCCTTCTGCACTTCCAGCGTGCCGGTAATCAGCCTGTTGGTGCAAACCACCTCCGGTGTGTCCAGGGTGACGCGGGTTGATGCTTTCACCATGACCACCGGCACCGTGGCAGTAACAGAATCAGAAGCCGTCACGCTGGCCGTTTTAATTCCGCTTACCGTGAGTGCACTGGTTTCGGGTTCATACTCAATCACCGCCCCGTCAGGGAAACGGATATGCAGGGCATCCGCCGACGCAGACGGCGCGGGGTTATCGCCGGAATAAATCCCCGGCAGAACGAACGCCGTGTCGAGTTCACCGCCCACAGCCAGAATCAGCACCTGTTCCCCCACGGAAGGTGCCCACCATGTGCGCGAACGTCCGGCACGATGGGTCAGCCACTGAAGCCAGTCAGTGCACATGCCACCGGTCTGCACACGGCAGCGACCGGCTTTAAGGTTGGTTTCGACGACAAGGCCGGTACGAATCATGTTGCGCCGTGCGCGCGCGAGTTCCTGAATATTTGCGAGAGTGTTCATGCGTGTGAGATTGCACAATATATAAAAGTTATGCTATCTGGATTCATTTGTAGAACGACCATACAACATTCGAGGAGAGCGTAATGTTCAGTGATAATGTGACTAATGCGTGGTGGTTTATCTCTTTGTATCTATTTTTATTAATAGCATTAACATTTATTACCTTTGGTAAAAGTAATCTTATGAGGTTTATTGCACATCATTTCAATTTTGAGTATTCAGACAGAAAGTTAAAAATGCTCGACAAAAAATGGCGCGACATTCAACTATTTAAAATAATTAACGGAATCAATGTATCAGGCATCGAAGATGTGAGAATGATACAGCAGGGGCTGATTGATGGAAAACTAAAAACATCGTATTTTTTTCTTACTCGCTTCTGGGGTGACATAACAAAACCACCACACATAATTAAAACAATAATTGTAATTCTGTCCAGCATTATTTATATTCTCTTCGCATGTTATATACACAACAAACAATCCGCTATAGTAAGAGATGCCATAGGCATACCATATAAAAATATGATGTACTATGTTTATAGTGACAAAGTTCTTTTATCCTTCAACAATAAAACAGTTGAATTCAATAAAACTTATAGCCTTGCCGATTGCAAGAGGCTACGAAACATATTTATAAAAGACACACTTCCTGAGATCGCCTGCAATAAGCTCTTACAGCTAAACGAGGAGGACTCGGAATGGTTAAGTCAGGAAATTAAAGATAATAACAGCCAAAAAAAAGCATTATTAATAATATCCCTCATCTATTTCATTTCAGGTCTGGTTATATTCCTGTCATATACAAAATTCCTTTACGCCAATAAGAAGGTTGTAGAATACAAAGCATCAAATAAAAATCACTCATAAGCCTCTAAACATTGAGCGACCAGCATGGCCGCTCAATGTTTAATTGCGCATCAGCCTCTGCCTGGATAAAACTAACGCTCAAGGTGAGCCAGGATAATCTCTTCAATCATCTGCACATCCTCACCGGTAAAGCCGAGCAGAGGACGCGCCGGATAATCAATTTTCTTACCGTCTTTCCGGGTTTCTTCCGACAGACCGAACTGATGCACACTGGCGATTTTCGGCGACTTTCCCAGCAGGATTTCAGCCGCTTTGTGCTGGATTTTCTGGTGTTCGGTAATGCGTTTCTGGAAAAGCGTTACAGCACCACCGGTAAGGTCATCAGACTGGAAACCTCACCGGCAAAATATACCCGCCGTGGCGTGGAGGAGGATGTTTACTGGTGGGTGCCGTCCTTCAACGAACCGACAGCCTTCGCGCCCGGTTCCGTGTTTCACCTGCTGGAGCCCGATATTAATCAGGAGCTGTACGGCCTGCCGGAATATCTCAGCGCCCTTAACTCTGCCTGGCTGAATGAGTCGGCCACGCTGTTCCGCCGCAAGTATTACGAAAACGGCGCACATGCCGGATACATCATGTACGTCACTGATGCCGTGCAGGATCGCAACGATATCGAAATGCTTCGCGAAAACATGGTGAAGTCGAAAGGCCGCAACAACTTTAAAAACCTGTTTCTCTATGCCCCACAGGGAAAAGCCGACGGCATTAAAATTATCCCGCTCAGTGAAGTGGCGACGAAGGACGATTTTTTTAATATCAAAAAAGCCAGTGCCGCAGACCTGCTGGACGCGCACCGCATCCCCTTTCAGTTGATGGGCGGCAAGCCGGAGAACGTCGGGTCGCTGGGTGATATTGAGAAAGTGGCAAAGGTCTTTGTCCGCAATGAGCTTATCCCGTTACAGGACAGGATCCGTGAGATAAACGGCTGGCTCGGTCAGGAGGTCATCCGCTTTAAAAACTACTCACTGGACACTGACAACGGCTGAACATCGCCGCCTGCGGGCGGCTTTTTTACACCCCGTCATCACGCCCTCACACGCTCACCACCGCACAAAACACCCCGCAGACACACCAACGCCCCGGCGCACAATCTAAACGCCATCACGACGCGCTGAGACGCTAAAAAATAAAATCAGCACCACCGCCAGCGCGCAGTGCTTTCCCCGCCTCGCCCGCCCGCTTCATGGGGCGGTTTTAATGCGGTTGAATTTTATCGAAAGTCACGTCACACAAAACCTTCCCTTCACTAAATAGACTCATTATCCACATGCAATCTAATTCAAAAAAATGCATGTATAGTATTAAAGGTCATCAATTAAACCTAAAGGCAAACCATCCTCACCAACCGAGCTATAATGAGCGATAATATTCGAAAGTTCACCAGTAGAAAACGAATTAGGCAAATCATTATCAACTAATATAATCTGGCACGGAACATTTTTTCTTTCTGCTTTTTGAACTGTATTCAATAGTTGCTCATAAATATTTTGATACTTCATCGGGTCTGACATCCCCTCAAGGTCATCCTCGACTGCAAGAGTTTCTTTTGAGTATTTTTCCTTGGTCTGTTTCCCTAAATATTTACCAACCGTATCAAATATCAAAAGTAAAGGATGGTTAACATTATGGTCTATTGCATAATCAAGAATAGACAAAAGATACCCAATAGAAGAAATAGTTCTCAAACCTCCGGACGTTATTTTAAAATATTCCTTTCCTCTTATAACAGGGGTGTAATATCTTTCAGAGATTTTTATCCCCGTTCTGTTTTTGATATTAATACCCTTCAAATACTGACTAAATCTATCACCTAAACCTTGTAAAATGCCTTCCATACTAGGTGCGTTTTTCTTTAACGCATCCAAGCGTTCAGTTAATGTTTCAATATCTTTTATCAGTACCTGATGCTTTTCAAGCAGTTCCTCTTGCTGGTTTCTAACCTTCAAATCTTTTACTAACTGCTCCCTAACCTTCTCGTTTTTTGATATCTCTTTAATATAAAAATCTCTCTGAGTCAAGAATGGTGTAATCATTGACTGGCTTTCTTCGTCAATTAACTCTCTCAACTCGTCAAGTTGTTCATCTAATTCTTTTTTATAACCAGATTCTTTTTTTAATTTAAATGACATTTCTGAGATCATGTCATTAATATTTCGTCTACGTCGACTAAGTGAATTCAACTCTTCATTAAGATCTTTTTCTGATGAAATTTCAAATGGAAAATCGGAATCATCTATTTTAATGTGGCTATCACAGATCGGACAGGAAAATACTTCCTTATCCAATACACCAATGCGAGAATTTGCTGTTTTAATCGCTTTGAGTTTTTCAATATCATTATCATAGTCATTTTTTAACCGCGAATATTTATCAATCTTATCCTCAAGCGTGCTAATATTTAATATGCACTCCTTGTATTTAAGCGAAATAAAATTGTGGGCATCTTTCAATTCTGTATACTGCATGGAATCCGCTTTCATATTTTTATCGAGAGCAGACAAACCTGCAACAAGTTCTTCTAAAATAAGATCTATCCTATTAATCTCATCATCAATTGATTCAATTGTTTCATAGTCTGTATCGCGAAGAAATTCAGATATTATCTGATACTTCTTATTTAGTTCCG